CCTACACGACGCTCTTCCGATCTTCACCACTATTCTGGTGGAATTGGTGTTGATTGTCGGCTACGCCATGTATGTGAGTTCTAAGAAGAAATAAGGAGGATAAAGACAATGGCAAGCAAAACCAAAGCTCAGTTGGAGCAGGAAATTAAAAACAGCCGTGAGCAGATCGAGTGTCTGAAATTAGAGCTGGAAAAGGCAAACCGTGTTGAAACGAAGAACGATGCCGCACAAGAGCTTTATGAGATGTATGAAGCCTATACAAAAGCCGGTTTCACTGAGGAACAGGCTTGGGAGCTTATGAAAATCATTGTGAACAATGGCACGACAAAGCGTGGCCTGTTTTAAGGAGGATAAAGACAATGGCAAGAATCCCTATGACAAGCGGGTTTACTCTCATTCCCGAAGGAACCTATGTGTTCCGAGTATATGGTGCGACCTATGACGAGGAGTTTGGCAAGATCGAGGTAAAGCTGGTGAACGCCGCTGGTATGACCCACACCGAGCGTTTTTCCATCAAAGACAAGAATGACGAGCTGAATGAAAAGGCTCTGAACGCTTTCTCCTACTTTGCCAAAACGGTAATGGGTGATTACACTTTGGAGGACATTGACCCCTCTGAGCTTATCGACCACTTCATCTGCGCCGAGGTCGTTCACACTAAGCTCCCGTCCAACAAAGACCCCAACAAGATGGTTACTTTCGCCAATTTTGGTGACAAGTCCCCGGCAGAATACTTCGACACTGAGCCTGTCGCTCGTGCTCTGACGCTTGGCAAAGAGGGGGCTACTGCTCCTGCTACCCCTAAAGCCACTGCCGCTCCTACCCCCTCTCCCACTCCTGCGGCGCAACCCGCAAAGGGGCTTGACCTTGACGCACTGCTCGGCGGTCTGTAAGCGTGGGCATAAAGTGTTGCAAAGATTGTATAGCACCTAAACGCCATGCGGGTTGTCATGCCACTTGCGCCGAATACCTCTCCGAGAAGAAAGCACACGATGAACTCAGGGAGAAAGAGCGCAAGTGGCGTGAAGCCGCAAATAGTTTGTATGCGCAAAGGTCAAAAGGTGTTCAGAGGGCTTTGCGGAGCAGGAGGAAATGAAATGGAGATTGCTAAGGACGATAAAGGGAAAGCCAAGCTGTCCCTTGTCCCTGTTCAAATTATCCGTGATATTGCGGTTGTCCGGGAGTATGGAACGGAAAAATACCATGACCCGGATAATTGGAGGAAAGTCGAACTGCAACGGTATGTAGACGCTTTTTACCGCCACTGGCTTTCCTTCATTGAAGATCACCGCTCAAAGGACGCTGAGAGCGGTATCGAACATTACAAGCACATGGCCTGTAATATGGCGTTTATCTGTGAACTGATGAAGGAGGGAGACCAATGACAGAACGGGAAAGATTGCAGTTATTTGAAGCCGCTGGTTTTGACAAGATTATCTCTCAGGACTTCAAAACCTATCTGCTGGCGAATGGGTTCTTTCGCTCCCCGGCAAGCACAAAATACCATGGAGCCTACGAGGGAGGGCTGTTCGACCATTCTCTGATGGTGATGAACTCTCTGGTAGACCTGTCTGCGAAGAATGGTCTGAAATGGCAGAGAGCCGAAAGCCCCTTCATCGTAGGTATGTTCCATGACCTGTGTAAAATCGACCAGTACCGCCACCCGGTTAAAGAAACCATTGCAGATTGGTATGGGGAGTGTCCTGTCTATGACGAACAGGCGTGGGAATACAACCCCGACACTGCTATCAAAGGACATGGTGACAAGTCGGTCATTCTTCTCTCTCAGTACATGACGCTGACCGAGGAGGAAGTCATGTGCGTTCTTTATCACATGGGTGCTTTCACCGACCGGGAACATTGGCGTGAGTTCACCAACACTGTACAGAGATTCCCGAATGTGCTCTGGACGCACCATGCGGATATGATCGCTTCCCATGTGGTAGGTGTCTGATATGCCGGTTTTCAAAAGAAACAGGGGTCACATCTTCGGAGTACAGTTCAGCGCAAAGGAACAGAAAGCCATAGACGCTGAAATTCTTCGCCAATGCGCCGAGTTCGATAAAAAGAATGAGCATGAAATGGACGCTCTGATTTTATGGCTACTCCATGAAAAGTTCGGTTTTGGGAAGAAACGCTTACGGGCTTTTTATGACAGCTTTTCCACCGAACTGGACGCTCTTGTGAAACGGTATGAAATGGGTGACGAGGACAAAGCGTGGCTGTGCGCTTACAAATTAAAACAATACGGTATTGACATTGCCGAATGGAATGAGGAGGTCAGAGAATGAACTACAGGCTGAAAAATACGAACGGAAAGGTGACTTTCCTGCTTCGCACTGGAAAAGACTTGGTGAAAAACCAGATGGCGATTGCGTCTGCCCAGCACATCATCAACCATGGGAAGCTGATGAAATCGGATGTCAGCGGCTACCCCATCAACATCGACAACAAATGGTACTTTGAGGGCGAGGTTTCCAAGAGGACAGCTCCCCGCAAAGCGGAGGGTGAAGAATGAGGACATACTATTCTGACTATATCCAGCACTGCATGAGATTCTATGCCAGACACCCCAACCCGAAGTTTCGTTCTGACGCTGATAAGCAGAACTGGTATGCCTGTGAACACGCTCTAAAGGGTTTCACTGACGCTGACAGGGACATTCTGCTGTTTATTTACCGGGAGGGTGATACCATTCCCGATAATGTTTACAGGGTGTCTGTGCAGAAAAACATCAAGCAGGACAAGATTTGGGCTTTGGTAAACGAGTTGGAGCACAAAATTGCAAAAAGGAGGAGCCTGATTTGACACGATACGAGAACATACCCGAAGAATTGAAAAGGTTGAATCAATGGGTCTGTACTCGCAGTGACAGCAAGGTTCCGATGAAAGCATTTGAGCGAGAAGCCGCTTCCTCCACCAATCCAGAAACATGGTCTTCCTTCGACACGGCTCTCAAGGCTGTGTCGGAGGGACACTATGATTACTGTGGGTTCGTCTTCAACGACAATGGCTATGTGGGGATTGACATAGACGATGGCTACGATCAAGACGGTTTCCTGTCCCCGCTGGCGGCTGAAATTATAGGGTTGTGTGAGAGCTACACCGAGAAGTCCAAGAGCGGCAGGGGCTTTCACATTCTACTTAAAGGGACACTCCCTTTTAAGGGAAAAAACAACCTCGCAGGAGTGGAGATTTACAAGGCGGCTCGGTACTTCATCATGACTGGCGATACACTCTTATACGACACTATTGAAGAAGACCAAGGTGCGATTGACTATGTGGTAGAGAAGTTCTTTCCCGAAACCAGAGAGGAAAAAGACGGGGAGCGGTACGGAGGTCGGATTTATTCACCGATATGGGCATGGCCTGAGAACAACCGAATCAAACTTCGTCCCGTTTATCCCCGGATTCCAGACGGGAGCAGAAATATCTGTCTGACCTCGCTGGCGGGTATGTTACACAATCAGGGTTATAGCAAGCAACAGATTTACGATGAACTTCTGTATGCGAACATGGTAGCCTGTGACCCACCCCTTGACCGAAATGAGATTAGAACTATCTGCAACAGTGTCACCAGATACAAAAGATAGGATATAACACGAAAAAGATAAAAATTATTCTCGCAAGGGTTGACAATCAATCTTTTTCGTGTTATTATCTAATCATAAAAGGCCAATATATTGTCTTAATTAGATTTGGAGGTAATTTTATGGTTCAAGAATATTGCCGGGGAGACATTTTCTTCATCACAGAAGGTACATACACTGGCTCGGAGCAGAGCGGCGGCAGACCCGGTGTTATCGTCTCGAACGATCTCGGCAACAAGCACTCGCCCAATGTAGAGGTTGTATTCCTCACCTCACGAGAAAAGAAGCCCATGCCGACCCATGTGGAGGTGCTGTGCAAAGTTCCGTCTACTGCCCTCTGTGAGAACATTCAGACGGTCTCAAAAGAGCGGCTGGACACTTTCATCCGTTCCTGCACTACGAGCGAAATGAAGAATATCGACCATGCGCTCCTATATTCGCTCGGTCTTCACGCTCCTGCGGCTGTCGGGGGGGGGGACTCAGGTTTCCACTTCTCCTTCGACAGAGGTTTCAAAGGCCGAAATCGAGCGGGATTTGTTCAAGAGTCTGTATGAACAGCTTTTAGACAAAGTGATGGTGAGTAAACCTTGAACACTGATGTAATGTTTAGTAGCAAAACCGATGATTGGGCAACACCACAAGATTTCTTTGATAAATTGGATTTGGAATTTCAGTTCACCCTCGACCCATGCGCCGATCTTCATAACCACAAGTGCGCTCGGTATTACAACCGGGAGCAGGACGGTCTAATTCATGATTGGGGGGGGAACGAGTATTCTGCAATCCCCCATACGGAAAAGAAATCGCAAAATGGGTTCAAAAATCTTTTGAGGAAAGTCGTAAGAAAAACACGCTCGTGGTTATGCTCATTCCAGCAAGAACTGACACAAAGTATTTTCACGACTTCATATACGGGAAGGCCGAGATAAGATTCATTCGTGGGCGGTTAAAGTTTGGAAATGCGAAAACCGCCGCTCCTTTCCCCTCCATGGTCGTGATATTCAGAAATGAGGAGGATTCTAATGACAGTAACACTCATACAGGCAACGCCTGACCCCATCGAAACCATTGCGAAAATCGCAAGTATCTGCTATGACAGCGACCCCAAGAACCCGCTCGGACTGGTGAAGCACCTTTACCGCAATGGACATCACAGCGTATTCGAGCACATCTACTTCACCTTCAAAATCGAGGGAATTTCTCGTGCTTGTTCCCATCAACTCGTGCGGCATAGACACTGTAGCTTTACTCAACGGTCTCAGAGATACTGTTCTGAGGACGGATTTTCAGCAGTGCTACCTTGCTCTGTAGAGGAAGCGGGTGGTGATTATGACTACGGTACGGTTATGAATCGGATTGCAGAATTTTACGAGGAGTGTCAAAAAGTTGGTGTTCCCAATGAGGACGCACGGTACATTCTTCCCAACGCTTGCATGACTTCTTTGTATCTGTCCTGCAACCTAAGAGAGCTTATCCACATGGCGAATGAGCGTCTGTGCATGAGAGCGCAGTGGGAAATCCGTGAACTGGTAAAGTTGATGGTGGCTTGCGTAGACCCTGACCTCCAATTCATGCTTGTTCCCAAGTGTAAGAGCGGTCGAATCATTTGCCATGAGAAGTGCGGAGGTGTTGGCAATGATTAACACCAAAGGCGAATGGATTTACACAAACGCCGAGATCGCTTATGAGCTTGGCCTTTCTCCCGCTACAATCAATGCGATTGGCAAAAAGCTCTATGGAAACAAGATTCCTCACTGGACTGCTCTTGAGGTACGCAGAATCATTGAGTATATCAAATCCATTACTGTTGAGGAGGACGAAAAACGCTTGCAAGTGCTCCGAGATATTATCGCAGAAGTGGGATATACAAAGCAAGACAATGAAGAAGTGAAAAGAAATGTGAGGAGGGATTTGTACAATGTCTGAATTTGAAAACGATAAAATCTGTCCTTTATTCTACATTTGCCCTGAGTGCAATACTCTCAAATCGTGCCTGTGCCGCAAAGAGGACTGCGCATGGTGGGTGGAGGACAAGCAGAAATGCGCCATAGCAGTGGGAGGTGAACGCAGTCGTGGCAAGTGATAGAGAGCTTTTCGAGCTTCGCAACGGTAGGGTTATTATGGACGAAGACCTGTCCGAAAAAATGTATATCATCAAGTCATATCACCCTGAGAAAGCCGATGAAACCAGTTCCGGGTTTGAATGGTCGGAAATGGGCATGGCAAACCTGTTTGGTATGCTCTACAACCGGGAAGCCCGATACTGCACAGAGCATAAGAGCTGGTACACCTACTTCGAGGGCGCATGGCGCAAAGACGAAGGGGCGATCCTTGTCTCTGAGAAAATCAAGGACTTTGTGCGGCTGATGATTCTCTACTGCGGGGAGATCGTGGATGATGAAATCCGAAAAGCCTACACCTCTTTTGTGAACAAAATGGGTGACAGGCGCATGAGAGACAGAATACTCAAAGACGCTACAGGCGAGCTTCGTATCTCTGCCACTGAGTTTGACGCTGACCCATACCTTATAAACTGTCTGAACGGCACCTACTCCCTCCGGGATTTTTCTTTTCGGGAAGCTAAGTGGGATGATTTTCTCACCATGCAAACCAATTTCCGTCACACCGTCCGCAGAGACATCAAGTGTGACCGATGGGAACAGTTCATTGACGAGGTGACGCAGGGCGAAAAGGATAAAGCTGACTTCCTGCAACGCTCCCTCGGCTACTCTATCCTCGGCATGAGCAACGAGGAGTGTATGTTTATCCTGCATGGCAAAACAACCCGTAACGGAAAATCTACACTGCTCAACACGATTGAAACCATGCTCGGAGACTACGCCAAGGTTGCCCCGGTCGGTATGATCTGCCGGGGAGACAGGCAGAAGGACGCAGAAGCCGCCAGCCCTACCCTTGCAGGTCTCAAGGGCAAGAGGTTTGTCACCATGTCCGAGAGCAACGAATATGGAAAGTTGGACGAGGAGAAAATCAAGCAGTTCACAGGCGGTGAGGAAATCTCGGCTCGTGCGCTGTACCAGTCTGCGATTACTTTCAAGCCGCAATTCACGCTCTGGCTTTCCTGTAACGACCTGCCGATGGTAACAGACAAGAGCCTATTCGCTTCTGAGCGTATCAAGGTGATTGAGTTCAACCGACACTTTTCCCCCGCCGAACAGGACACGCACCTCAAAGACGAGCTGACTTCTCAGGAAGCCATGAGCGGTATTTTCATGTGGCTCGTGCGTGGGTACATCAAGTACAAAGAGAATGGTCTCACCATGTCAGAGCCGCTGAGGTCTGTTGTGGCGAAGTATGAGCGGGATAATGACCTTGTACTCCAATTCCTTGAAAACCGCTGTGTGCGTGTGCCAGAAGACGAGTGCAACCCGCTTGGGGAGAAGAACAAGCGCACGACTATCAGAGCCAAAGACCTCTATCAGGCTTTCAAGATGTGGGCGAAATCCGAGGGTGCGTTTGTGCTTTCGGCAAGGAAATTCAACTCTGAAATGGAGCGTCACCCCGAATGGTTTGACCGCAAATCAACTTCCAGCGGGTTTGTGATCTATTGGGGGTTGAAGCTCAAAGAGGTGGTATAATGTTTGACTCTATCGACAAAAACACATTGAAACCCGGTGATGTGGTCGGTATCAGGGTAAAAACGCAGATTGGGTGGGGATTTTTCCGCTATCCGAAAACAATCCCTCTTACCATCGAGCGTATCACTCCCGCTCGTACAAAGTTTGTTATGACGAATGGAAGCGAATTTGGGAGACGAGATTCTTTCTACCCTATCACCGCAGAAACAAATAATCAGACCCATGTGGCTGAATGTGCTGAAAAAATTCATACGGCTCTTATGACTCTTGACGAGTTACGGAGGAGAGAAATACTTTTCAAGCAAAACGATGATTTTATCGTAAAGACCGCTGAATGTCTGGAACAGATTATAGAGGAGGTAAAGAACCTTGAAATTGAGTGAGAAACAAGAGCTTGTGAGACTTTTGACCCTGTATCAAGCCGATCTCTTAAAAGCCAATGAGAAAAATATCCAAGAAGCCGCAAAACATAAGGGTAAGCGTTGGGAGGGCGATTATACATTTGGCGTAAAAGCTCAGTATGAACACGCCCGTATCATTTCCACAAAACTGTCTGTTGAGGTGGGTAAGGAAATGAAATCTTACTGGCAATTATAGGAGTGTTGGCAATGAACGCAAGCTGTATTGATGAAAATTCCAAGTTCAAGCTCTGCCCCTATCGTGTGTACACAGAGGAGCACCCGCCTGTTCTGCGTGGCAATGGGACAATTACGACTCAGGTTTTCTACCCTTGCTTAGGTGAAGCGTGTGTGGCTTATCATGTTGGCATTTGCCTGAGACTTGCTGGTAAGGAGAAGCAAAATGAATGACCTTTTGGGACTGATTGCAGACATCAATCCAACCGAAATTGCGGCACATATCGCAGACGGAAATCTCGCAGAATGGTGCGAGACTTGGCGGCAGGTAGCGACTGTTGCGGCTGAAAACCTCAAACAATCCGAATAGGATTGAAAAATAATCAAAAACGACATTTGGGAAACAGTCTGAAATGGATTGCTATTTGTCTTTTTGAGAGGTTATAGATGAAGTAGTTAAAGTAGTTCAAATCTTGAATTTGCGTAAAAGTCCTCTATAAGGGGGTCTATATAGTAAAAGTTTACGCAAAAACCGATTTTGAACTACTTTAACTACGCAATAAGAATAAGAAGAAAGAGGACTCTTTCGGCTCGAAAAGAGGACTCTCAGAGGAGGTAAAACGACTATGGCAGTGAAGAAAAACACCGATGGTGAGAACAAGCCGCAGGTGATTAAGAAGAAGCCGAGGGGTGGTAACTCCCCTGTGATTGGTATGAATGGGTACGACTTGGAGCCGGGTGACAATACGAAGTATCTGCAAAACTCCATGCACCTGATGAACTTACCCGACATTGATTTGCATGATGTGGAGCAAGTGACAAATCGACTGAATGAGTATTTTGAGTTCATGGCTTCCAGTGATATGAAACCTACGGTTTCTGGTATGGCATTGGCGTTGAACGGTATGAGCAGACGGACTTTGATTGCTATTGTGAACGACTATGCCACTGGTGGGTCTGGATATAAGACTGCGTTGCCGCAGGAAGTGGCACTCGTTATTAAAAAAGCCTACAGAATTATGGAGGTTCTGTGGGAGAACTACTCTCAAAACGGCAAGATCAATCCCGTCATGGGTATCTTCCTCGGCAAGAACAACTATGGCTATCAGGACAAGACCGAACATGTTGTCACTCCGAATGTTCGGCAGGACAACGACTATGACCCCGACTCTATCAGACAGCGATACCTTATCGACTCTGACAGCGACTCCGACTCTGACAGCGACTAACGACTATCGACTATGAAACCGCCGCTCGTATTCTCTGGTTTCCACCGGGGAAAAGCGGCGGTTTTTCTATTGGCGGCAGATCGTCCCCCGGTGGAAGTGGAGCCGGTGGAGCGTTGGCGGGTTTTTGGTTTTTCCCTATATAATGTATAGGAGACAATAAACAATCCAAAAAAGATAAAATTTTTCTGAAAACCTCTTGACAATTCGGAAAAGCTGAATTATACTATAATCACAACAGGACAACAAACAATCCGAAAAAGATTGAACGGAGGTTTTCAAAATGAGAAAATACGAATTGATCTCGGCAGACGGTAGAAAAAGCTTTTACGGGAAAGCGGTTGTAATTGTGGAGGACAACGGGACAGAAACGCTATACAGCTACGGAACGCCCATTATTAAAAGGCTTGTTTCCGGGGAATTAGTCAAGCTGTGGAGCGATTGGACAGCAACGACAGGCCGACACATTAAAGCGTTTTGCGGATTGAGCAAAGCGGAATATATGAGCTTGTAAGAGGAGGTAAAAGAAATGTATATCGGCAGAGAAAACGAAAAATTATACTTGCGTCCGCTTGATTTCAATGTGTGCCGTATTATGACACAATTAGCGGAGATCGTAAAAAACAACGGCGGCAAAGTAAAGCCCATTAGAAACGCCCTTGTGTGTGATAGGAATTTAGATAATTCTGAATTTGTGCAAGTGACCCACACAACATATATTACTTTTGTTTGTGATGAAATCGCCTACTATTTCCAAGTTGATCAAAACCCGTTTTTCCCGTTCTACTACACCAAAACGCCCGTTAGAAATGGGAAATTTTCAAAAGACGCTTGTCTTGATGAATTTACTAAAAAATGGCTATTTGATTGCCTTTTTAAATCAGAAGTACCAGACGCAATTATTAAACAGGCGGCGCAGATTATTTTTGAAGAGCTTATAAAAGCACGATTTTCTATAATTCGCCGGGATAGTCACCGGGAAAAAGTCGCTAATACATTTTCCCCCGGTTGGCATTGGGAAACGGTGCAAGCACCCGAACGAATGGAAAAAGTAGATTTTTAAGGGGGTGCAATAAATGAGGGCTTACACCTTTACTGAAAACGGCTACACATTCAAGCGGATAAACAAGAAACAGGCAAGGCAGGCATATAGCAACGGTTTAACGGTTCGCTTTTGTCCTTGCAATTTGCGCCCCGGTTCCCCGTTTCGGCTTGATATGGATATAAACAAAATCAATCAGAATTGCGCCGGGGAAACATTCGATAGCATTGTAAATGCTTTTGAGTGGTATAACTGCCGGGACAGTGAAACGGGAAAATATACCGCCTTTTATATACCGGTTGAGACGGTGGACAGGTTCACCGGGGAAACGCCCACGGCGGGAACATTGGGAACGGTGGAGCAATACGCATATAGCTATATGGAGGGTTAAAAAATGGGTGCAGTGAATTACTTTACAAGCGATTATATAACAATGGGCTTGCGTCCTTATGATTCGTTGGAGCTTGAAAACGATTTGGAGTTTATGGAGGAAATGCAAACGCAAGTAAACGAGTACGGCGGCACGATTGAAAACGCCATAGCGGAATACATAGAAGATTGCTATAACTGCGATTATGAGAACATTAAAACAGAGCTTAAAAAGCATAATTTCCATTACTACCACATTACCATAAAGCCGGGATATTATGAGGGCTTTACACTGGATATTGAAAATAATTTCCCGGTTGCGCTGGACAGTTGGGAGGATCGCCGGGACGCAAACAAGGAAATAACAGAAATAAAGCAATTTTTAATTGCCTGTGCCGGTTTGGGTTTGGTTGAGTGTTCGCCGGGTTGGTGTACAGGCTATAGCGATTACAACGGCACAATTAAGGCAATCAAAGCGGCAGTAAAGGAAATGCGGGACGAAATGCGCACTATTCCCACATGGGCGCAATATAACCGGGCCTGCTAAAAATGGAGGGTTTGACAATGACAAATTACAATCAGATTGCAACAGACAATCTAAACGCACTTATGAAAGAAATTGCAGAATATACCCGGATGGCTGAGGAGATCGGCGCAACGCTTGACGGGTTGACAGACAAACTAAAAAAGCACATGGAGGAAAACGGGCTTGAAAGTATCGCCGGGAATGAACACAAGGTCAGTTATAAAGCCGTGACAAGTTCCCGAATTGATACAACGGCATTAAAGCGGGATATGCCCGATATCGCCGCAACATATACCAAAACGACAGTTACAAAACGCTTTAGATTCGTGTAAGGGGGTTGTTAAAATGGGGCTTGTAATTTTGCTTGTGTTTCCGTTTATGCTGATGGCTGAAATTCTGAAAAGAAATAAATAATACATATACCCCGCCCAATATAGGCGGGGTTTTTCTACGCCCTCTATAATCGGCCTGTAATGCCCTGTAGAGGGCTTTTTTTATTATGGGGGGTATTCCTATACCCGGCTATTATATGGGCTTGTGTGGCTTGCTATGGGCTTATATACAAGGGCTTTATATAAGGGGCTTTATATTGTGATCGTTGCTTTATTGTGTGGGCTTGTTATGTTGTGCGCCTGTGTTCTTGCGTTTCTCTATTATGTTCTTGTGTTATGGGCTTGTGTGTTGTGTTCTTGTGTGCGCTATGGGATAATATAGCGGCTTGCGCTGTCCTGCATTGTGGGCGGTTTGTTTGGTGTCGTTGGGGTGTCCTCTATTGGGTATTATGATAATACTATTTTTAGAGTTGTGTTTTTCTGTTTTGATAGTGCTATCAAGTGGGCGGGGGTTCAATGATAGCGGAGCGAATAGCCCCGGAGGGCATACCCCCGGAGGGGGACAGCGACCCGCCGCACGAGCCGCAGGGAGTGGCTTGAGTAGCCGAAAAATCGAAAAAGAAACAAAAAGGATATAAAGTTATCTTGTAAGTATTGACAACACACTCTGTTATATGATAATATTATCTCACAAAGACAAAGGAGGAATTTCCAATGGCAGTTTTGAACGATATTGAAATTGATGTGAAGACCCTGTGCGTGCAGAACCGCACCACTCAGGAGCAAATCGCAAAGGCTGTTGGCACAACGGGTCAGTATGTCAACCGGGTCATTCACAAAGAGGACGGTCTTATCAATCGCACTTTCATCAACATCATGGAAGCTCTTGGTTACGACATCAAACTGACTTATGTTCCACGAGAACCGTAATAGGAGGTGAACCACATGAAAGTGGGTTATGTGCGGGTGAGCACCGTTGAGCAAAACCTTGCTCGGCAGTTGGAGCTGATGAAGACCCTCGGTGTGGAGAAAATCTACTGTGACAAAATGAGTGGGAAAAACACAGAGCGTACCGAGTTTAAGGAAATGATAGAGTTTCTGCGAGAGGGTGACACCCTGTATGTGGAGTCCTTCTCCCGGCTTTCCAGAAGCACCCTCGATTTCTTAAACACTGTGAGCAGGTTACAGGCCAAGAGTGTGAATCTTGTGTCCGACAAGGAAAAGATGGATATGTCCACTCCGCAAGGTAAGTTTATGGTGACGGTGTTTGCCGCACTCTCCGAGCTGGAACGAACCAGTATGCTTGAGAGACAGCGGGAGGGAATTGAGATTGCCAAGGCCGAGGGGAAATGCAAAGGGCGAAAACCCATTCCTGCCAACGAAAAGTTCTTTGCGGTGGCAAATGCTTGGGCGGGAGGTAAGATCGCTCTCAAAGACGCAATCCGGGAGTCTGGTATGTCCTCCTCCACTTTCTTTCGCAAATGCAAGCAGTTTGAAATCAGCAAAAGAAGTAGTTAAAGTAGTGGAAAATCAGGTTTTGCGTGTAACTTCCTCTTAGCATACGCATCTATAGCAAAAGTTTACGGAAAAATCGAAAATCAACTACTTTAACTACTTGATGGGAGGGAAACGCCATGGGGCGATGCGATAATTTTCACAACACTAAGAATATTGAAAAGGCGCAGAAAAAGCTCGATAAGCTCTTGAGCAAGCGAAAGCCCGACCAGTATCAAATTGATCTGGCAAGGGAAGCTCTCGACAATGCGAAATTGTTTGAAAGCTGTCAGATTTTTAAGAGCTTCAACGGTCGTGCGCCGAATGAGAACATTATGTTCAGTGACGATAACCGAGTGATATGGTTCATCAAGTATCTCATTCCCTATGACGAAATCACTTCGTATTCCATCGTGGAGAATGTGGTACAAAAAGCTCAAACCCAGACCAAGAGCAAAGGCGTTATCTCACGAGCTATCATCGGAGGAGCGATTGCAGGCGGGGTTGGTGCGGTCGTTGGGGCGGCTTCTGCGGGGTCACAGTCTCAAACAACCTACTACACCGAGGGCGAAGGATTCTTCTTGCAAATTTTCACCAAGGGCGGAGACCGATATAGCTGTCATATCGAAAGTGACGGTTTTATTTCAAACAAAGTACACCCGAAATGGCTTGAGCTTGGAACGAAGTTGCAATCCATCATTGACGGGAAGGTGTAAAATTGATTTAGAATGGCGCATGATTGCGAGAGCGTAATGCTCAAACGGTCATGCGTCATTTTTCTTTTGGAGGTATTATGCGAAAGTTACTTGAGACAATTTTTGAAAAAATCAAAAAGAGCCATGAGTACCAGCCCATGGAAGACCTGTACTACATGAGCAAGGAAGCCATGAAAACCGACAGCGACCTTGGCGTAGAATTTTTGAAGCTACTGTCAGCAGAATGTGAGAAAACCATGTGCAATACCGCCATATCCGGGGAGCAGGTGCGGCTGGTTTATGATTTGCACAAGCGTGTATGCCTGACCGCCGCTCCTTACGATTTTGACAGCTACCTCCTCTATGTGGAGTGGAACCGAGACCCGGAGAAAAAGTTCTACCCTCCCCGCAGGAAGGTGCTGAAACGGGTGGTAGACGCTCTGCAAGAGCTGGCAGACGATAAACTGGATTTGTTGGCGGTCTCTCTTCCACCGGGCGCAGGAAAAACCACTCTGGCTATCTTCTACCTCACATGGCTCGGCGGGAAAATTCCCAATGACCCTATCCTGACCGGCTCGCACTCCAACAGCTTTGTCCGAGGGGTATACGATGAATGTCTGCGCATATTTGACCGCAACGGAGACTATCTGTGGCACGATGTTTTCCCCGACATCAAGGTGTCCAACACCAACGCAAAAGACTGCCGCATTGACCTTGACAAGAGACAGCGTTTTGAGACCTTGGAGTTCACCTCTATCGGAACTGGCAATGCTGGTCTGTATCGTGCGGCTACTCTGCTCTACTGTGATGACTTGGTATCTGGTATTGAAGTTGCTCTGTCCAAGGAGCGATTGGACAAGCTGTGGGAGACCTACACCACTGACTTGAGACAGCGTAAAATCGGAGATCACTGTAAAGAACTTCACATTGCAACCCGTTGGTCTGTCCACGATGTCATTGGTCGGCTTGAGCGGGAGTATATCGACAGTGACCGGGCAAAATTCATTGTGATTCCCGCTCTTGATGAAAACGATGAATCCAATTTTGACTATGCTTATGGCGTGGGGTTCAACACAAGATTTTATCACGAGCAGAGGAACATCATGGACGATGTGAGCTGGCGAGCACTGTATATGAACGAGCCGATTGAGCGTGAGGGCTTGGTTTATGCACAAGACGAGCTTCGCCGCTACTTCGAGTTGCCGAAGGAAGACCCTGACGCAATCATTGGTATCTGCGACACCAAGGACAAAGGAGCGGACTACGCTTTCCTGCCGGTGGCGTATGTGTATGGGCAGGATTATTATATTGACGATTGCGTGTGCGACAATGGGCTACCCAATATCGTGGACGCTCGGCTGACGGAAATCCTTATGCGGGACAAGGTGAAATCCTGCCGGTTCGAGTCTAATTCCGCTGGGCGGCGGGTCGCTGAGAAAATACAGGAGGAAGTAAAGAAAAAAGGCGGTATCACGCACATCACCACCAAGTTCACCACTGCTAACAAGGAAACGAAAATCATCGTAAACAGCGCATGGGTCAAGGAACACTGCCTGTTCAAAGACGCTTCTCTCTACCAGCGGAAGTCAGACTACGGCAAGATGATGGATATGCTCTGCTCTTACACAATGGCTGGTAAGAATAAGCACGATGATGTTCCCGATGGCATGGCAATGCTGGCTGAATATGCCCAAAGCCTGAGCGGACAAAAGGTGGAAGTTTTCAAACGACCTTGGTAATTCACAATTCCCACCGAGTTTTCAACAAATAATTCTCGAAACAAGAATCATAACTTGACTTTCGAGAATTAAAATGCTATAATATATGCGAAAAATTATAGTTTGAGTTTGGCGCATGATTGCGAGTATGGCGAAAGCCCTACGAACAGTCATGCGTCTTTTTATTTTAGAGGAAAGGAGGGAGCAATCTTGGGAAATGTGATCGACACCTCAAAGCCGGTGAGCAAAACCCGGCAAATGAGCGGCAGACGGGTTATCAAGTCCAGCGTGAAGGAGATTACCAACGAGAATGTGGTTACGGTTTTGCAGAAAGCCCTCAACGACCACGCTCTCAACCGCAGTGAGATTGATTACTTGTGGAAGTACTACAAGGGCGAGCAACCCATTCAGAATCGGACGAAAGAAGTCCGTCCCGAAATCTGCAACAGGATTGTGGAGAACCGGGCGAACGAGATTGTTTCCTTCAAGGTCGGTTATCTCTGCGGAGAACCCATCCAGTATATCGGCAGAAGCACTGAGGAAAGCGTCACCTCTGGTATTACGGCTCTGAATGAGCTGATGTTTGCCGAGGACAAAGCCACGCAAGACCAAGAGATTGTGGAATGGCAGATGATTTGCGGAACCGCTTTTCGCTTGGTGTTGCCCGATGAATCGGATGATGAAGACGAGTCCCCGTTTGAAATGTACACGCTCGACCCCCGTGACACCTTCGTTGTGTATTCCAATGAAATCGGAAACAAGCCGCTGATGGCGGTAAAGTACAGCAAAGACGAGGACGAGGTAACGCACTATTCCGTTTACACCGAGAACTACTACTGGCTGATTGATGGGGACATCATCAATCGGGAGGAGTCCAAGGCTCATGCTCTGGACATGATTCCGATTTTTGAGTACCCGGCAAACAACGCTCGGCTTGGCTCTTTTGAGATTGTCCTTCCTCTTCTGGACGCAATCAACAACACTGAGTCTAACCGTATGGATGGCGTGGAGCAGTTCATTCAAGCGTTCTGGAAATTCATCGGTTGCCACATCGAGAAAGAGAAATTCAAAGAATTTCTTGCGGAGGGTGCAATTCTCGTACCGCCTAACGACAATGGCGGCAACATTGATGTTGACCTCGTTGTGAAGGAACTGAATCAGGGGCAGACGCAGACGCTCAAAGACGATCTGTACAACGCTGTCCTCACCATCTGCGGTATGCCCAACAGAAACGGCGGCAGTTCTACTTCCGACACCGGGGCGGCGGTGCTCCTGCGTGATGGCTGGTCGCTTGCGGAAGCGAGGGCAAAAGACAGCGAGCATATGTTCAAAAAAGCCGAAAAGAAAATGCTCAAGCTGGTTCTCCGTATCTGCCGAGACCTGTCTGACATCAATCTCCGCTTGAAGGACATCGAATTGCAGTTTACCAGACGCAATTATGAGAACATTCAGAGCAAGTCTCAGGTGTTGGTGGCCATGCTACAGCAGTCGAAGATTCACCCTCTGTTGGCGTTCCAGCACAGCGGCCTATTCGTAGACCCGGAAAGGGCGTACACCATGAGCATGGAGTATTACGAGGAACAGCAGGAAAAGCTGGCGCAACAGCAGATGGCGGCGCAGAACAACCCGAACAATCCGAAAAACCCGGACAGTTCGGACGAAGACGAATAATTAAAGCGATTTTCGCTTGGTTATGGTGAGGGAACACCTTAAAACGCAACAGGGAGACAACCCTTCAAACAGAAAACTGTGTAGAGTGAACTACCTATGAAACGCAAGGAGGAAATCAGTATGAACCTTAAAGAAGTGCTTGGGGACGCTTACAAAGAGGGTATGGCCTTTGAAGAGGTCGAAGCCGCTTTGGAAAAGGTAACTGTCCCGGAAGACCATTCCGCTGAAATTGAAAGGCTGAAAAATGCCCTCTCCAAGAGCAACAGCGAAGCCGCTGGGTATAAGAAACAGCTCCGGGAGAAAATGACCGAGGACGAGCAGAAAAAGCAGAAGGAACAGGAGGAGCGAGAAGAACTTCAAAGCAAGTACGACAAGCTCCTGCGTGAGTCTGTTATCGCCAAGAACAAGGCGAAGCTGGTTGCTCTCGGCTATGAAGAAGCACTTGCCGATGAAACGGCAGAAGCTATGGCAGACGGCGATTCTGAAAAGGTGTTTGCCAATCAGCAGAAGCACTTGACTTCTTTTGAGAAAAAGGTTCGTGCGGAAGCTCTCAAGAATACACCGAAACCTACTCCCGATGGGGATTCCAAGACCATGACGCTCGAAAAGTTCCGAAAACTCGACCCGATGGAGCGTCACAAGTTCTCTGAGGAACACCCGGAGGAATACAAAGAACTTTATGGAGGTAAAGAGTAATGGCGCATAAGATTTATGATAACTTCTATCTCTCCAATGAGATTGAAGACCAGTACAATTCCCACCTTGATCTGCAACAGTTTTGCACTGTGGACAACTCTCTTGTGGGACAGGCCGGCATGATTCGCAAGATCAATGTCTACAAGGCCACCGATGGCACTGAAAAGCTGGAAATGACCAAGGGTAATACCAAGTCCATTGAGGTCACTTATACCCCGGAGGAGTACAAGATTCTGCTTGCTCAGAACCGCTTCGAGTACTATGACGAACAGGCCATGACTGACCCCATGCTCATTCCTGTCGGCGTTCGCCATATGGGTACGGATATGTTCAACACCGTCAACAAGGACATCTTCGCAGAGTTCAACAAGGCTACTCTTGCTGTTGAAGCGAAGACTTACGGCTTTGGCACTTTTGCTGACGCTGTAGCCAAGCTGAACCTTGAGCAGATTGAGGGCGTGAACATCTTTGGTTTCGTCAATGCGGCTGATATGGCGGCAATTCGTAAGGCTCTGAACGAAGACCTCAAGTATGTTGAGTCCTTCGCTCGTAATGGTTATGTCGGTACTGTGGCAGGTGTCAACCTGTACACCAAGAAGGACGCAGTGGCTGGTACTATCATCATCGGTACTAAGGAAGCGGTCACTCTGTTTAACAAGAAGGGTGTTGAGGTCGAGCAGATTACTGCCAACAGCCGTTCCGAGACTGCGGCAAACACCCGTCTGAACACCATTTTCTCCCGTAAGTACTATCTTGCGGCTCTGACGGACGCTACCAAGGCAGTTAAGATTACTGTCACCCCCGGCGTGTAATCGCAGTATAAGGAGGACAGAAAATGTATCGAGTAATCAGCCCGTTTCGGGATTTGAAAAACGATGAACACCTCTATCAGGAAGGTGATATGTACCCTGTGGAGGGGTACAAGCCCACCAAGGCTCGTATCAAAGAGCTTGCGGAGGGTAAAAACCCGCTTAACCGGGTGTTCATCGTGAAGGACACCACCGAGGAGACCCCCGGCGATTCCACCGAGGGTGAACCTGAGAAGGACACCACCGAGGAGACCTCGGAAACTAACGAATGAAAGGAAGGTGAGACAGCATGACGCAGGAAGAAAAGCTGACCGCTCTCAAGGCCATAGTAGGAAGTTCTGACCCTGACGAAGTGTTGTCCACCTACCTCACTCTTGCGGGAAGAAAGGTTCTTGCGAAAGCCTATCCGTACCAGAACGATGCAACCGAAGTCCCGGCACAGTACGCCTACCTCCAAGTGGAGATTGCGGCGTATATGCTGAATAAGCGGGGAGCCGAGGGACAGACCTCTCACTCGGAGAACGGCGTATCGAGGAGTTATGAGAACGGTGATGTCCCCTCCTCCATGCTGAAAGCGGTCGTTCCATATTGCGGGGTGATTTGATGAAGTGTATGAGCAGAAATAAAGCCCGATTCTTCTATGCCCTGTATGAGGGTAAAACTCCTATCACAGACGATTATGGAAATGTGACCGGCGAATACGACATTCACCATGGCAAGCCTACAGAGTTTTTCGCCAACATTTCGGCGGCAAAGGGAGAAACACAGACCCGGCAGTTTGGGGAAAACGAGTCCTATGACAAGGTGATCGTCATGGACGGTGACGCTCCCCCGATTGACGAATACGCTGTGCTTTGGGTTGACCGCACACCACAACTGGACGAGGAGGGCAATCTTGCGGTGAATGAAAAGGACGAGGTTATTACTCCCCATGATTACATCGTGAAAAAGGTTGCTAAAAGTCTCAATGTGGTGTCGCTGGCGATAAGCAAGGTGAGCGTAAGTGGGTAAAAAGGTCATTCGTATCAGCCTGTCAGAAAAGGACATCGACCGGGCTATCAAAGAGCTTGAGCAATACAAGCAAGAGATTATCCGTAAAACGGAACTTCTTCGCACCAAAGTTGCGGAACGGATTGCGAACCTTGCGCAGAGCGGGTTTAACGGTGCTGTTGTGGACGATCTCACCAATGAGAGCGGCGGCGCAAAGACAGCCGAGGTACAAGTTTCCATTGACGAACGGGAGAATGTCTCAATCGTTATCGCCGCTGGCGAGGACGCTGTTTGGGTGGAGTTTGGCGCAGGTGTGTATCACAACGGTTCAGCCGGGAGTTCCCCTCACCCGAAAGGCTCTGAGCTTGGTTTCACCATCGGCGGGTATGGCGAGGGTATGGGCAAGCGTCAGACATGGGGCTTCTATGAAGACAGTGAGCTTCGTCTGACACATGGTACACCCGCTATCATGCCCATGTACAACGCACTGAAAACCGTCTGTGACGAAATTGCGGGGATTGCAAAGGAGGTGTTCGGATGATCGACATGGAGAACGAGATTTTCAACGAAGTGTCGGCACAGGTGCGAGAACAGTACCCGGACATCTTCATGACTGGCGAATATGTGAAAACGCCACCGTCCTTCCCCTGTGTTTCTCTCGTGGAGGTGGACAACGCTACCTTCCGCAACACACAGACCGCAGAGGGCAAGGAAAACCATGTGGCGGTCATGTATGAGCTGAATGTCTACTCCAACCGCACGAAGGGGAAAAAGGCCGAGTGCAAGGAAATCGCCGCTTTCATAGACGAAATCCTGATGGGGTTGAACTTCACCCGCACCATGCTTGAGCCTGTCCCCAATCAAGACAATGCGACCATTTATCGTATGCTCGGTCGATACCGGGCTGTGATTTCTAAAGAAGAGACAATTTACAGGAGGTAATGAATCATGGCGATTTCTACTTACAAGATTTTCCTTATGAAGAAGTCCAGTGAGGGTGATACTTACGAGAAATTGATTGACATTAAAGAATTTCCTGATCTCGGCGGCGCACCTGAAATGCTGGAAACCACTACCCTGTCTGACAATATGCAGACCTATATTCCGGGTGTTCAGTCTCTCGACGCCCTTGAGTTCACGGCGAACTACACCAAAGTGGACTTTACCAAGCTGAAAGCTCTTGAAGGTCAGGAAATCGACTTTGCCGTTTGGTTTGGCGGTACTGGCGAGGGTAACACTCTTATCCCCACCGGCTCTGACGGTAAATTTGAGTTCAAGGGTCAACTCTCCGTATTCCCGGTTGGCGGCGGTGTCAACGAAGTCGTGGACATGACTATCACTATTGCTCCGTCCACTCCCATCACTGCGGCTGAGGACTAATAACTAAGATTTAACAGGAGGACAGACAAATGGCAAAACAGTTGCATTTCACCTATGACGGTAAGGATTACACGCTGGAATTTACCCGCAGAACGGTTGCGGAAATGGAGAAGAAGGGCTTTATCGCTTCTGACATCACCGAGAAGCCTATGACTACTCTCCCTGCGCTGTTTGCAGGTGCGTTCCTTGCCCATCATCGTTTCGTCAAGAGCGACATCATTGACAACATCTATTCCAAACTTACCAAGAAAGAAGACCTGATCGGCAAGCTCGCTGAAATGTATAACGAGCCGATTCTGACTCTGGTAGAGGAGCCAGAGGAAGCCGAGGGAAACTTGGACTGGACAGCGACTTGGTAAGTGAATCGCTGTCCTCCACTGAGGGGAGTGGTGGTAGTTCTGCCACTGCTCCCCTCTCCACTTACACGGAAAAATTCAACGAGTTGTTTCCCCATTACCTGTCCTTCGGCATGACCGAGGAGCAGTATTGGGATAAAGATTGTACGCTTGTGGCGGCGTACCGTAAAGCGGAAGAACTCAGAATGAATCGCAGAAATCAGGAAATGTGGCTACAAGGCGCATATTTCTATGACGCTTTGTGCCGGGTGTCCCCAATCCTACACGCTTTTGCCAAAAAGGGCGCAAAGCCTGTTCCGTACCTCTCAGAAGCCTATGCGCTCACTGAGAAACAAATTGAACTCCGAGAGGAGGAACACGCCAAGGGGGTGTACGACAAGGGTAAGAAACTGATGGAAGGATTCATGGCAAGCCACAATAAAAAGTTTGAAGGGAAGTGAGCATTATGTCTACCACAATCGAGCAGTTGGAGCTTGAAATACAATCTAATTCTACATCTGCCGTCGGCGGGATAGACGCACTTTCCGAGTCTCTGAGACGGTTGAAAGCCGCTACCGCTCCTGTAAGCAAGGGCGGCGTTGGGCTTGGCGCACTGTCTAACTCTTTGAAGAAATTCAGTCAGAGTGTTTCTGGTTTGACCGGGCTTACTCTTGCAAGGGAGCAGGTGCAGGGGCTTGTAGACGCTCTCAAACCTTTGGAGAGCGTTCAAAAATCCGGGTTCAATTCTCTGGCTTCCGGGCTGGATAAGCTCGTAAAAATTGCTCCTCAGATCGACACTGTTACAGAATCGCTGAAAAAGACTGACCTTGATTCTTTCGCAGACCAATGCAACCGAGTTGCTACCGCTATCACCCCTCTTGCCACTCAGATGGAGAAGGTGGCGGCTGGTTTCTCTGCCTTTCCTGCCAAGATTCAGAGGTTGCTCAAGGGGAACACGAACCTTGCCGCAAGCAACACTGTGCTGGGCAAATCCTATGTGAACCTTGCCGCAAAAATCAGTGCGGCTTACATTGGGCTGAAATCCATCACGAGCGTTATTGCCGGGTGGATTACCGCTTCAAACAGCTACATCGAAAACCTCAACCTGTTCAATGTGTCCATGGGGCAGTATGCAGAGGAAGCCCGAAATTACGCAGAGCAGGTCGGAGAAGTCATGGGTATCAACCCCGGCGAGTGGATGCGCAATCAGGGTGTCTTTATGACAATCACTGAGGGCTTCGGCGTTGCGAGCGACCGGGCTTACACCATGAGCAAAAACCTCACCCAGCTCACCTACGATTTGGCTTCGTTCTTCAATATCAGCACCTCTGACGCTTTCCAAAAGTTGGAGTCTGGTATTTCCGGTGAGCTTGAGCCGCTTCGTAGGCTTGGTTACGACCTGTCTGTGGCTCGTCTGCAACAGGAAGCATACAACCTTGGCATTGAGAAAAGCGTTACGGCAATGACTCAGGCTGAAAAAGCCGAGTTGCGCTACTACGCAATCATGACGCAGGTTACAAACGCACAGGGCGATATGGCTCGTACACTGGAAGCCCCGGCAAACCAGCTTCGTATTCTGCAAGCTCAGGTGGAACAGGCCACTCGTGCGCTGGGTAATCTGTTCCTTCCCATTCTGAAAGCTATCCTGCCGTATGCAATCGCTCTGGCGAAAGCAATCCGCATGGTCGCTGAAATTATTGCCGGTTTCTTCGGTGTCTCGATTCCTGAGTTTGACATGGGGACAGACGCAATCGGCGGCGTAGCGAGCGGCGCAGGTGAAGCGGCTGACGGTTTGGGAGACGCTTCCAAAAAGGCAAAAGAGCTGAAAAACGCACTGCTCGGTATTGACGAGCTGAATGTTATCTCTCCCCCGGAGGATTCCAGTGGCGGTGCCGGTGGTGCTGGCGGCATTGGCGGCGGGGGCGGTCTTGGCTTTGAGCTTCCCACCTATGACTTCATTGCAGACGCAGTGAACGAACAGGTTGACAAGATCATGGCGAAAATTCAGCCCTTCCTCGATTGGGTAAGGGAAAACATTGATGAAATCCTTGCAGGTGTGCTCGCTGTTGGTGCGGCGTTCCTTGCTTGGAGAATCGCCAAGGGTGTACAGGACTTCCTGCGGTGGCTGTCCACCATGAAGGGATTTAACATCACAGGTAGCATTGCTTTCAAAATTGCGGGGCTTGGCCTGTTCTTGGACGCATGGAACACCATGAAGGAAGCCATTCAAGACATCATGGCGAACGGCCCCAACTTCACCAATGTTACCAAGCTCATAAGCGGTTTCGCAGAAGCCCTCGGAGCGGCGTTCCTGCTCTTTGGCAATATCAAAATGGCGGGAGCTATGTTGGTTATTTCCGGGCTTACAGGTATTGTCTCCGCTATCAGCGACATGGTGAACAACGGTGTGAATTGGGACAATGCGCTCTTTCTGGTGAAAAACCTCGGCCTGTTCCTAAGTGGGCTGGGTATGCTGACAGGAAACACAAAGCTGGCTGGCATTGGTCTGATTATCAGCGGTGCTACGCTCATTGTGGACAACCTTAAAGGATTCCTTGAAGCAATCAGAACCGGCGATTGGTCGAATGTCAACATGGTGGAGGTTGCCGCTGGTGCGCTCATGCTGGTCGGTGGGTTTATCCTCACTCTCAAGAAACTGGACGCACTGAAAGACAGCGCAACCGCAGGTCAAGCGGCAAAACAGGCACTTGAAACGGTAACTGACACAACCTCCAAAATCGACACTACAGTCAGCACCGGCCTTTCTCCCAAGCTCACTTCTCTGGCGAAAAACCTTGGGTTGGGTCTGGTAGTCATAGCGGAAGTCACAGCGGCGGCACTGCTCATTGTAGGTGCAATCGCACTGCTCGGTATGGAACTGGAACAGGTCGGTATTGCTTGGGAACCTGTCATTGCCAATGGTGAGACGGTTGCAATCGCAATCGGTCTTGGTGCGGCGATCTTGGGCGCAGTCGGTTTAGCCGCTTATGCCCTCGGTACAGGCGGTGCGACCATTGCGCTGAACATCGGTATCGGTACTGCCATTTTGCTGGAACTCGGTGTAGCCGCTGGACTGTTCATCGTTGAGATATGGGCTATCGGTAAGGGCTTGGACGAAATCGGTCAGGCATGGCAACCCGTTCTGGATAACGGAGAAGCTATTGCAACCGCTATTGGTATCGGCACTGGTCTACTGGTCGGTATCGGCGTTGTTACGGCGGCTCTCGGCGTAGCTACCGTTGCTTCGGCAGGTCTGTTGCCTTTGGCTATCGGGCTTGGTACAGCTCTGCTCGTGGAGCTTGCGGCGGCGTTTATCCTCTTTGTGGAAAGTCTGGTCGCTGTAGCGGACGAGCTGAACTATCGGCTTGACCCGCCTTTGATGGCGTTGAACGAAAAGCTCCCCGGCTTGTCCAGCAATATGAGCGATTTCGTTGACTTCATGACGGAGTTTGCGGGACAAGTGGTGCGGTACACAGAGGTGTCCGCTATCGCAGGTCTGAGCGCAACGATTGACACTATCATCGGCTGGTTTACGCAAGACCCTATTGAGAAGCTGGCAAGTGATGTGGAGAATATTTCCGAGCAGACCTCCAACCTCAACGACAAGCTGGCAATCGCTGTTCCTGAGTTGCAGACTGCCGCAGACCTGTTGCAGGAATATAAAGACCTCCTGACGCAGATTGAGAACCTGTGTGACAGCAATGTGGAGCTATCCACTGGTATGTTTGTCAACATGAAGGAGGTCGGACAGAGCCTTGTAACCGGCTTTGTGGACGGTATTCAGTCGAAATCCGGGGACTTCAAAAATGCGGCGAGGGATTTGGTAGAGGGCTTCAAGACACAGCTCACCAGCAGTGCCGAGACCTGCCGCTCCACCATGACCGCTTGGGCTTCTAATGTAAAGAACTGGTTCACGCAGAGCAGTTACGGCGCAATCAACCGTACCACCTTCCAGAACTACGCAAAAGATGTGGTGTCTGGCTTCGCTTCTGGTATCACCAGCTCCTACAATAGCTCAAAATCGAGCGTCACCACATGGGCTTCCAATGTGAAGCAGTGGTTTACTGGAAGCGGCTATGGTGCGGTAAACCGTACCACCTTCCAGAACTACGCAAAGGACATCGTAAGCGGTTTTGGTAGCGGCGTTACCAGCTCCTACAATAGCTCAAAGTCCAGCATTACTTCTTGGGCTTCCAATGTGAAATCGTGGTTCAGCGACATTGCTTCCCGCAGTGCGTTCTACGAAATCGCAAGGGATGTTGTGAACGGTTTTAACTCTGGTATCAACGACCTGTACTACACCTCCCGCCGCTATATGCGTGAGTGGGCAAATGACGCAATCGCCGCATTTAAGTCTGAATTGGATTCCAATTCTCCCTCCAAGGTGTTTGAACGCATTGGCGGGGACACCGTTCTTGGCTACAACAACGGGATTACCACTCTCGGAAAGACCACCAAGGGCGTTGTGGACAGTTGGGCAAACTCCTTCACCAGCGTAAGCCCTGTCATGCGGTTTGCGGTAGACACCTCCGCTCTCAAGTATTACACCAGTGATTCGTTCGCCAAGTCGGTATCTGCCGATGTAACAAGCAACCGCAATCTCTCTGTCACCGGCTTTGAGGAGTGCATGAAGGAGTTCTACAAGGAGTATGTTGAACCCACGCTGTCTCAGATGGCAGACGATATGCGCCGACAGGCTGATAAAAACGAGCAGACCATTGTTCAGATCGGCAACCGCACTGTCACTGACGCTGTAACCACCCAGCGCAAAGCCAACGGTTATGTGTTCGTGAAGTAAGGAGGTGCGGAAATGTCCTATATCGCAATCAACGGCTACGAGCTACCCCCTCCGAAGCGAGGGGTGCGCCCCATTATAACCACTGTCGTGGACGCTGGCAGAAACGCCAACGGCTCGGTTGTCGGTCAGCGTGTGGGTCGAGACCAGTACAAGATTGACGGTCTTGAATGGCCTTGGCTCACCGCTGAACAGTGGGGGCAGATTCTAAACGCATTGAGCAATTTCTTTGTCTATGTAACTTTCGTAGACCCCGTTACCAATTCCCGGAAGACCATCAAAATGTACCCCGGCGATAGGACGGGAGAACCTTATTGGACAGACAGTAGCGGAAAACCGACACACTACAGGAATTGTAAAGTGAATCTGGTGGACTGCGGAGAGTAAGGAGGGGATTTTATGCAGAAGGTTTCAAAGGCATACAAGGAAAGCATGAAATCCTCTCTCCGGGAGAGAGCATACATCATGCTCTCTTTCGGTCTTATTAACCAAGAAGCACAGGCAAAAGCCACCGTTGAGGAGGGCGATTTTGCGTACTACGCAAACGCCAAAAATGTTCTCGGTGAAAAAAGTGACGATACGGTCTACGCCACCCTCGAGGAAAACTTCACCAAGGTGGACGGGTCGATGTTTTTCCTCCCACGGAGAAATCAGTCGGGCGCATACCTTGACACCGGGATTATCAGCGACAAGCTCCTGACAGAAGCAATTTTCGAGCTTACGATCAACCTCAATATCGTGGCTACCGATTTCAAGGGTATCACCATCAATTTCGGGGAGAACTACCCTGTGGATTTTGACATGGTAAGCAGTAGCGGACAGGTCATAGAGTTCCGGGGCAACGACCAAGCGGTTTTCTCCACTGAGGAAGTACTGACAGACACAACGCAGGTGCGGCTCATATTTTATACCATGAAGAACCCTCAGAGCCGGGTGCGCATTTACTCCATCCGCTTCGGGTATGGACTGGTGTACTACAACCAAGATGTCATGAGTTCTTCCCTTGAGAGCTATGTGTCCCCCATTGGGGCAGATGTGCCGCAGATTGATTTCTCGGTACAGCTTAAAAACTACGACCATTATTTCAATGTGGACAACCCCAAGTCTGCGATAAACTTCCTTGAAACCGGGCAGGAAATGGAAATCTACTACGGCTACCAGCTCCCGGAGACCGGGGAGATTGAGTGGATTCGTGGAAACCGCCTGTTATGCTCCGAATGGGAGTCGGACGATTATACCGCCACTATCCGCTGTCAGGACATTTTCAGAAATATGGATTCTGAGTACTACAAGGGAATGTACAACAGCGCAGGTGTGAGCTACTACGAGCTGACAGAAGATGTCCTGCGAGACGCAGGACTGACCGATTATTATATCGACCCCCAGCTCAGGACGCTTTTCACCAAGAACCCCATACCGAGGGTACAGCACAAAGAAGCGTTACAGATTATTGCCAACGCTTGCAGGTGTGTTCTCACACAGACCAGATTTGGCACTATCCAGATTAAGTCCAATTTCGTCCCGGAAGCCACCGCAAGCGCAAAGACCCAAGCGGCGTATTCCAATGCGGACAAGATTCTGGACGATAGCGTTAAGGACGAATACGCTTCGCTGAACACGAACTACACCACGGCTGACGGGAAGATGTTCTTCCTGCCCCGCAATCTCAGCGGAAAAACATTCAACACCGGCTTCGTATCTGCGGAGCTGTCCGATGAAAACGGACTGTTTGCAAGTAACCCTGTGGTTACGATTGAGCAGGAGGTGGCCTGTATGTACTACGGCGCAAAGTTTGTGTTCGGCAATGCGATTCCTGCGGAGTTTGTTATCCGCACCTACAACGACCGTCAGCTTGTGACGGAGTACACGGTGGGCGCAGACGAAATCGAACGGGTCACAATACTGCATATCGACCTTGACGATTTTGACACCATGGAGATCGAGTTCACCAAAACCGCAGAGCCGTACAACCGCATTGTGCTGAACAATTTCAGCTTTGGCGATATTACGGATTTCACCATGACCCGAACCGACATGACCTCCTCACCGAAAGCCATCAAGCAGGAGCTTATCAAAGAGGTAATCGTACCCTGTTACAGTTACCAGAACGGTACGCAGGAAGATAACCTTGTCGGAGAAGATGTGGAGGTCAAGGCAGGTGATGTGGAAACCTTCTTCATTGGCGAACCCTCCTACGGCTTCCGGGCAGTGCTGGAAGATACAACAGGCGGCGTTACGATTGAGGATTGGGGCAACTACTACATCACGGTGCGGTTCAGCGTAACAGGGAAATACCGCTTGGAGATTTACGGCTACCGATACAAAATCGTGGAGCGGTACGCAGTCAAAACCCTTAATAACCGGGGCAAGACCATTAAGTGGGAAAACCCGCTGATGTCCGACATCGGCATGGCTACCGACCTTGCGAACTGGCTGGGCGATTATTACGCTTCCGGCATTGAGTACGAATACGACACGAGAGGAAACCCGGAGATTGATGTGAACGACATCGTGTATCAGGAAAACGAGTTCCACAACGACATGAAGGTGAACATCTACCGGCAGACCCTCAATTTCAATCAAAGTTTTTCGGGCAAGGTGACTGCCCGAAGGGTAGGAGGTGCGAAATATGGCTTGGCAAACCCCTAAAACCGATTGGCATGGGGCTACAGATTCCGCAGGTGATTACACAGGGGACAGGTTTAATGCGGCAGATTTCAACCGTATCAAAAACAACCTTGACTATCTGCGGGATTTGGCAAGCCGCCTGTATGACGAGTTTACTATCGTCTCCCTTGGGGAAGACCGCACCCCGGCAGATTACTTCTACGCTGACGAAATCAATCAGCTTGAGGAGAATCTGAAAACGGTGAACAACGGCTCCCTCAACATGGATTACGGCAACCCGCCGATCTATGTTGACAACGGGAATGTGATGGATTTTTACGAACTCAACCGTCTGGAAGGGGCGATTCTCGACCTCTACGACAGGCTCACCAATGAGTTCGAGGGGAGACGGATGTTCACATGGAATTTTGGAATGAAGGGAGGAGAACTGTAATGGCATGGGAACTGTTACCGGTCAATTACACGGACGCTACTTGGAGTGGGCTAAAGCGGTACACCGAAATCCAAAACAGTGACGGAACAGTCTCGTTCCAAGATGTGACGGTGTACAGCCAGAAAGAAAACTCGTTCTTCGGGGCAAAGGAAGCCAACCGCATGAACGAAGCTCTGAACACCCTCATGTCGATGGTGGAGAGCGGCACAGACCTCTATACTGCCTTTCAGAATTACTTCAACACGCAGAAGGGCTTGTTTGAGGACACCGCAGACGCTACACAGGCTGGTTTCACCGCCTATATTGCAAAGCTGGAAGCCGAGGGTGACGGTATCGTTGAGACCATCAAAACGGATTACCGCAATGAGATCACCGCCTTTGAAAACCAGCAGGAACAGCTATTCAACACTTGGTTTGAGTTTATCAAGAGCCAGCTCGGTGACGATGTGGCGGGAAACCTGCAAAACCAGATTGATTTGCTCGATGTGAAGACAGACGGTTTTGACCCTCGCAATACTGTTTTCTCTGCCGATGGGCAGACCATCACCGAGACTTACGGCGATAAGAAAATCGAAACTACTTTCGTTTCGGCAGACAAAATCATCCAAAAGCTGTACGAGAACGAGCTGTTGACCCTGACAAAGACCGTCACCTTCGGCAGTGATGGGCTGACAATTAGCGAGGAGGTAAAGTAAATGAGCTGGGCAGAAGCAAAATGGGTGGTAGATAATATCCTGCAAAAGACAGGACAGGCACCCAACAACATGAGAGCGTTTACCGCTTTCGCAAAATCCAGCACCACCATTGGGCTGAGATTTCTGGAACCCGAAGACAGCTATGACAGCGTAGGTAATCTGCTCTGTTCGGTCGGCGGCGTAATGATTCGCATGGGTGAAGATGGCTACCCCACCAGCACCACCGAAGGTACGCTGGTTATCGACAACAAAGAGCTTGGGAAATATGCAACCGAGGAGTACACCGTGAGCGGTCTGACCGAGGGGAAGATCTACTACTTCTCCGCTTTCCCGTATTCCTCTCAGGGCGTGTACAACCTGTCAAGCAATGAGAAAAACCGGGCGAGTGCCGCTCCTGCCGATGGGGAAACGGCAAATGTCACCATCAACATTGACGATGACAGCGCATTTAACAGCGTCACAATCACCTGTGTGGACGAGACGGACGGGCAGTACACCAAGACCGCCACTCTCACCAAGACGCAGAAAAAGGCTTCTTTCACCGTCCCCATCGGACACACCTATCACATCGAGTACGGTGCGGAGGACGGGTATTCCAAGCCTGAGAACACCGAAGTCAAGGTGTCTGTGGCGGGTGCTGTATCGAACTATGAAGCAACCTACTACTATTTTACCGCCACCATTGATGTCACCTACCCGGCAGGAGCGACCTGTACCTGCTCCCTCGATAGCACGACCTATACCGCAACCGGCACCAGCGGCAGGTATCAGTTCAAGGTACACAAGGTCGGCACATGGACTGTGAAAGCGACCAGCGGCGGCGAGTCCGCTTCCGAGCAGGTTGTGATTACATCGGATGGGCAGAGCGAAACGGTGGAGCTGTCTTTTGTGAAAATCTTCGGTATCAGCCGGGATATTAAAGCGTCCTCCCCTGTGTGGGCGAGAACCGACATGGCAGTGGGCATGACCGCCACCGCTTCTATCGGCACAAACGCAGGTCACAGCGATTTCGATGATGTCATGCCTTGGAAGGGCATGGTGCGGGAAACCCTCTCTACCAACGATGTGATGGTGAAAATCCCGAAATTCTACTACCGCCGCTATCGTGAGGGGACGGTTGAGCACATTCAGATCGCAGACAAGCCTACGGCTGGTTTCTCGGTACACCCCCTGTTCAATCACGCAGGTCGGGAGTGCGACCATGCCTATGTGGGTGCGTACAAGACTTCCAGCAACAATAAATCCGTCTCCGGGGCAAGTCCGCAAGCGTCACAGACAAGAGCCACTTTCCGCAGTAACGCCAAGGCGAAGGGCGCAGGATGGAGCCTGATTGACATTGCGGCGGTGTCTGCCATTCAAATGCTCATGCTGGTGGAGTTTGCGAACAACAATGTGCAGAGCGTTATTGGCAGAGGATATTGTGACGGAAACAGCGGCTCGCTGAGAACCGGGTCTTGCAACAGCGTTCCCAACCTCACCGGCAGACCTTCTGGCACAGACGGTAAGACCGGAGTTGTCTACAGAGGTATCGAGGACTTCTGGGGCAATGTATGGGAATGGGTCGATGGCGTGAACTGGAACGGCGGCACTTACTACATCTGCAACGACCCTTCCAAGTACGCTGACGATACTGCAACCGGCTACACTCAGCTTTCCTTCAAGGGAGCGACAAACTGGAGTAGCTCCTATATCACCGAGGAGGGTCTGGACACCGGGGCAAATCCCCATGTCATGCTTCCTTCTGCGGCTGGTAGCGGCAGTGAGTCCACTTATATGTGTGACGCTTGTTGGAGTAGCACAGGATGGCGGGTGTTCCGGCACGGCGGTTATTGGCATGATGGGTCGGTATGCGGTCTGTTTACGGCTTATTTGGTCAACGCTTCGTCTGATTCCTACCCGAGCATTGGCTCTCGCCTGCTTTATATCCCCTCCTGAGGGGGTGTGGGGGATTTCCTCCCCCACATAAGTGGGTGAACACACCGTATTGAAAATCGAAACACGCTAAGGCGAACAGTAAAAGCGAGTGTTCCAACACGGCGGTAATTGGAATAATGGGTCGAAATGCGGTCTGTTTACGGCTAATTTGAACAACACTTCGTCTGATTCCAACACGAACATTGGCTCTCGCCTACTTTTGTTAAAAGGTAATATCATTGGTCGCTGTTTCGCCGTACCCATTGGTAAAAAATAGTTCGGAGGGACAGGGTTAGTAGGTTCACTCTCGAAAACCCTGTAAGAAACAAAAGCAGATGAAAAGGTTTGGATTCCTCTATGAACGGATAGTTTCAGTGGAAAATTGCAGACTGGCTATCCTCAACGCTTCTCAAAAGAAGAAAAAGCGAAAAATGGTGAAAGAAGTCCTTGATAATTTGGAGCATTACGCCAACGACCTTTCCGAGCGAATGAGCCGCATGGATTTTCTCTCCCCATATAAGACCCGTATCATCAAGGACGGGTTATCTGGAAAAGAACGGGAACTGCAAGTCCCAGCGTTCTACCCCGACCAGTGCGCACACCACGCCATTATGCAGATTCTCAAGCCGATTATTGAGAAATCGTCCTACCGATGGAGTTGCGCCAATATCCCCAACCGGGGCATTGACCTTGCTTGCAAGGGTGTGGAGAGAGCCACTGTGCGGGACAGGAAACACGCTAAATATTGCGTGAAAATGGACATTAGCAAGTTCTACCCGTCTATTCCTCATGGCAAGCTGAAAGCCCGACTGCGAGAGAAAATCAAAGACGAAAAGGCTTTGCAAATCATCTTCAAGGTGATTGACTCCCACAATCCGGGGCTTCCCATCGGGAACTATACTTCCCCTTGGCTGGCAGAACTATACTTGCAACCGCTGGATTACCTTATCAAGCAAAAGCACCGAATACGACACTATATCCGCTACGCTGACGATCTGGTGCTGATAGACAGCAATAAACGAAAACTGAGGAAAGCTCTTCACGACATTTTCCTATTTGTGGAGGAGCTGGGCATGACAGTGAAACACGACTACCAGTTGTTTCGTATTCAGCCATACTGCAAGGAACGGACAGGCCGCAGGGGACGGAAGATAGATTTTGTAGGGAGGTGTTTCGGAATTGGTTTTACCACCATCCGAAAGAGGAGGGCGTTGGCACTTATGCGGCAGAGCAGGTTTATTCAGAAGCTACAGCGGCAGAACCGGCCTGTCTCATACAGAATGGCTTCCGGGTTTCTCTCCCGGTGCGCCTGTTTCAAGCACACCAACTCATACGCCATGAAGAAAAAGTACTACGAAACGGTCAACATCAAAAAGTTAAAGGAGGTTGTCAGCAATGAGAGTAAGAGGAAATGTCTCGCCCAACTCGCTTAGTATTGAGCCGTTCGCACCCATGCCGGGATATGTGGAAGTTCGTCTGCGGGAGAACATCAAAGAGGTCACGGAAGTCGATGAAATGACGGAGCAGGAAATCCCGATGTTCGAGTATGACGAATATACCTTCCATCTGGCGAACAAAGAGGGTCTGCGGGAGGAAATCGAAGGAAATCTGAGCGACTGGCTTGTCACTGGCAGGACGCTTGAAATCAACGAGGGCGCAAGCATTGTACAGGACATGAAAGAAGCTCTGGAAATTGTGGGGGTGAATGTATGAGCATGATCGAACAGGCACAGGCAATCCGGGAAGCTATGGACTACGCAGGAGCAAGCCTTGACGAGGACACCGCTCTGATTTGCGTTGCGCTCTACCGCCCATGGGAAGTTGGCGTTGCGTATAAGCAGAACGACCGCTTCACCTACGGCGTAAACAGTGTGGGAGACCCCCAGCTTTACAAGGTGGCACAGGCACACACCTCTCAGGCTGACTGGCTACCCGATAAGACCTCGGCGTTGTACACCCCAATCGGGCTTGACGAGAGTGGCTACCCCATCTGGTCGAAGCCCACGGGGGCGCATGACGCTTACAACAAAGGGGACATCGTGAACTACAACGGCAAGCTGTACCAGTCTACGATTGACGGAAATACTTGGTCTCCCGATGAATACCCGGCAGGTTGGGTCGAATACACCGAGTAAACACAGAGAGGACAACAGGAAATGATTTCGGAAACCACGCTGATTATCAGTATCGTTACCGCCGTATTTGCAAGCACCGGCTTTTGGGCATTTATCACCTTTCTCATTCAGAGGAAAGACAAGAAGGAAAGCACAGAAGGGAAAATGCTCAGAGGACTTGGGCATGACCGTATTTGTTACCTTGGGGCTTGCTACATCAAGCAAGGGTTCATCACCAAGGACGATTACGAGAATTTGCATGACTATCTGTACCTTCCCTACAAAGAACTCGGCGGTAACGGTACGGCTGAAAAAATCATGAAAGAAGTGGAAAGGCTTCCGCTTCTCAAAGACAAGGAGGATTAAACCATGGCCTACACAAACAGTCCGTTGGTGAGCTACACAAAGCTGTCACCAAACCATTCCGGGCAGAGGACGCACAGCATTGACCGAATTACTCCTCACTGCGTTGTGGGGCAGTGTTCGGTGGAAACGCTGGGGAACATCTTCTTGCCCACTTCCAGACAGGCAAGCTGTAACTACGGTATTGGTTCTGACGGCAGAGTCGGTATGTACTGCGAGGAGAAGAACCGCTCGTGGTGTTCTTCCAGCAATGCAAACGACCAGAGAGCCGTTACCATCGAGTGCGCTTCCGACACCTCCGCTCCCTATGCGTTCAAAACGGTTGTCTACAACAAGCTCATTGACTTGTGTGTGGACATCTGCAAGCGCAACGGCAAAAAGAAACTGCTCTGGCTGGGGGACAAAAACAAGACGCTGAACTACAACCCGAAAGCTGATGAAATGGTGCTCACCGTACACCGCTGGTTCGCCAATAAGAGCTGTCCCGGCGATTGGATGTACAACCGCATGGGAGACCTCGCCAAGGCCGTCACAGAGCGTCTGAGCGGCGTTTCTGGTGGAGGTAGTACAACTGCACCCCCTACCTCTAAAACGCTCTACAGAGTGCGTAAGAGCTGGTCTGACGCTAAGAGCCAGATTGGTGCTTACTCTGTTCTGGAAAACGCCAAGAAACAGGCCGACTTGAACCCCGGATATGAGGTGTATGATGAAAACGGTAAAGTGGTATATGGCGGTAAGACCGCCGTGACAACCCCATTCAAACCGTACACTGTGCGTGTGACAATTCCTGATTTGTATATCCGCAAGGGAGCGGGTACGAATTACGGAACCAACGGCTTCATCAAGCCGGGTGTCTACACCATCGTGGCAGAGCAGAGCGGTCAGGGTGCTTCCAAGTGGGGCAAGCTGAAATCCGGGGCTGGCTGGATTTCTCTTGACCATGCGAAGAAGCTCTAATGGCAAGGCGCAGACGGAAGAAGCAAAGACCCGCTTCGGAGTTTTCCAAGAAAATCGTGGTCGCAGTTTTCGCTATCAACATCGTGGTGATCGCTTTCACTCTGATAATGATATGGCGCACAAACGACCTCTCTCCGCTGGCTTACCTCATACCAGCCGTTGCCGCTGAGACCGCAACGGGGACAGGCTTCTATTACGCAAAAGCCAAAGTGGAAAACCGCATAAAGCTGATGAAGCATTACGACATCACGCCAACCGAACAATCTTTTAACGAACAAGGAGGATATTACAATGGTTGACCTTACCCCTATCATCACCACAGTTCTGACCCTCATTTTCTCGCTGATTACCGCTTTCCTCATTCCCTATATCAAGACCAAGGTGAGTGCGGAACAATTCGCCACCATCAAGCTGTGGGTGCAGGTCGCTGTACAGGCGGCAGAAATGCTCTATGTCGGTAGCGGCAGAGGAGAGGAAAAGAAGAAATATGTGATTGAGTTTCTGAACAGCAAGGGGTTCACGCTGAACGCAGAGGAGATTGAAAACCTCATTGAATCCGCTGTCTTGGAGCTGAAACAGTCGCAGGTAAAGTAG